AGTAATGCTGTTGAACTAGTTGTTAATCGGTGGGTATAAATAATTAAAATAGTACTGCTATAATGGCAAACTGGTATAAAGATCAATTAACAAACAAGAACTTTCTATCACCAATAGGATTTGTATTCGTATTGGATAAAGCAAAGAAGGTTTCTTTTCTATGCCAAAGAGCATCAATACCAGAAATGAGTTTAGGGCAAGTTGATATTCCTACTGCTGGATATGCTAAGATCCCTATGAGTGGTAATATAGAGTATAGTCAATTGACTTTGGATTTCATTGTTGATGAAGACCTTAGAAATTATATGGAGATTCATAATTGGATACGAGCATTAGGAACTCCTCAAGATTATATTGATAGAATGAATTGGAATGACCAATATAGAATGGATACTAGATCTAACACCGATGATGCTAAGTGGTCTGATGCAACGCTATTGGTTTTAAATAATAATAATATTGCAAACTTTGATGTAGTATTTCAGAGTCTTTGGCCAGTATCATTATCCACTGTAGCTTTTGATGTTACAGGAACCGACAATGAATTCATGACTGCTACAGCAACTTTTAACTATTCGGTATTTGAAGTAAGGAATCAGGGAAGCAGAGACAGAAGGTAGTTGCAAAATTTTTAATTCTGTGCTAAGGTACTAAGGTCTATACATATTGTGGTATAGGAGGTAGCTTAGTGTCAATGCGAAAAAAAGTTGGAAAGGAACACGTCCCAGAAAGAACGTATAAAACTGAATGGGATGATTCTAAATGGAGAGAAGAGTATGCTGGTATGAAAATACTTGGTAAAACTCAAAGGGAATTACTGGATAATGGTCCTAAAAGTCTTGCTCAATCATGGCATATGCAAGCAATGCATAATGATTGGATGAAAATAAAAGGGTATAAACATCCAGAACCACCTGATGTATCTTCTTCAATGCAAGAGTTTTTTGCTAAAACAAAAGACCAAGGTATATAATGAATCTTGAACAACTACAAGAAATGTGGAAGAAGGATAGTGAAATAGATCCTGATAAGTATGGTGAAGAATCTGTAAGAATACCTCAACTCCATATGAGATATATGGAGTTTTTTAATACATTCTCTCTAATGAAAAAAGATAGAGAGTCTGAAATGAGAATGATGGTTAGAGATAAATGGATATATTATAAAGGTAAAGCATCAACAAGTATATACAAAACAACACCGTTTGATTTAAAACTCACTACAAACGATGAAATTAAAATGTTCATTGCTGCTGATGATGAGGTCAGAAAGCTACAACTGAAGATTGACTATATAGAACAAACGATCTTCTTTCTTGATGGTGTGTTGCGTCAAATCAATGGCCGTAACTACCAAATTAAAAATGCTATTGAGTGGGAGAGATTTCAAAGTGGAATGTAAATCATGGCAGATCTCGTTATCCAAAAGAAGAACGAAGTCTATTTAAAAGTACAAGCAGAGCCTCATCTTCACAAAGAGGCAGCAGAATTTTTTACCTTTGAAATCCCCTCTGCAAAATACATGCAGAAGACGAGGAGATATAAAGGTTGGGATGGTAAAGTAAGATTATATTCACCTGCTACTGGAGAGATCTATTGCGGTTTAATAGATTATCTAATTGACTGGGCAAAGGACCGAGGGTATCAGGTTGAGTATTTGGAAAGTCAATATTTTGGACATCCGAAGGAACAAAACGATCTGGTAAGTCCTGAATCGGTGGTGCAATTTGTTCGGGCACTGGGATTGCCGAAGGGACTGAAGGTTCGTGATTACCAATACGCAGCAATATACGAGTCCCTAAGATACAACAGAAGACTCCTATTGTCGCCAACTGCAAGCGGGAAAAGCCTAATGATTTATTCATTGGTTCGGTTTCATGTAACGGTTAAACGGAATGTACTTATTATAGTACCAACTACCTCTCTTGTCGAGCAAATGTATAAAGATTTTACACAGTATGGTTGGAGCACTGAATACCACTGTCATAAAATCTATGCTGGTGAAGAAAAATATACAGACCATGATGTAGTTATATCAACTTGGCAGTCCTTATATAAGGAACCACGAAAGTTTTTTGATAGATTTGATGTTGTGATTGGTGATGAGGCTCATTTATTTAAAGCTAAATCTCTTACTAAATTAATGTCTAAGTTACATGGATGTAAGTTTAGATATGGATTTACTGGTACGTTAGATGGTTCAGAAACAAATCAATTAGTATTAGAAGGTGTGTTTGGTAGATGCTCAAAGGTTACTAAGACATCAGACCTAATGAAGAAAGGACATGTTGCTCAACTAAAAGTAAAAGTTATTGTACTTAAACATAGTGAACATATCTTTGAAGGGTATCAAGATGAGATGGATTACCTTTGTGAACATGAACAACGTAATCATTTTATCCGTAACTTAGCGTGTGATCTTAAGGGAAATACGCTGGTACTATTCAATTACGTGGAGAAGCACGGTCTCCCTCTGTATGAGATGATAAATAGTCATACGGATAAACCAGTACATTTAGTTTATGGTGGGGTGGATGTTGATGATCGTGAAGAAATTAGGAGACTAGTTGAACATGAAAACAACAGTATTATTGTCGCTAGCTACGGCACTTTCAGCACTGGTATTAATATCAAGCGGTTGCACAACTTGGTCTTCGCTAGTCCATCGAAATCTAGAGTGCGTAACCTCCAGTCTATCGGGAGGGTACTTCGACAGTATAGGAGAAAAGAAGTAGCAACACTATATGATATTGCTGACGATATTACTAGAGATAATGGAAAGAATTATACTCTCCTTCATCTCTTTGAGAGATTAAAAATTTACAAAGAAGAAAATTTTAAATATGAAATTGTAGAAATCAAACTAAAGGATTATGACAATTAACTACGTAAAGCATGATGAAGAATTCCACGGAGTTTTTAAACTGGTTAGTGGAGAAGAAGTATTGGCTAAAGCAGTAATGGCTACGGAAGATAATTGTGAGGAGTCAATAGCATTTTTACAAGACCCAGTTTGTATACAACCTATCAATCAAGATCTAGGTAAGGGTAAAATTATGAGGGGATTAGGATTTCATCGATGGATGATGTTATCTGATGAAGAATTTTTTATTATACGTGAGAAGGATATTTTAAGTGTTGCTTCTATGAGTAAGAATATTATAGGTATGTATGAAAAATTTTTAGTAGATGAACATGCTGATAGGATTAAAGATGAAGAACCTCAAGAAGTAAAAGATAAACGAAACGCACGACGACGGACAAAAATAGATAACACACAAGGATTCATTGGAAAAATAAACCAAGCTCGACAGGTATTTGAAAAATTATATAAAAGCTAATACTGTTCCCCTGAACCCTTAACATGGTTATCCTACTCACGATTGACAATATTGTCAAGCCTTAGTATAATATAATCAATACAGGATACGCATATGAGGAGAGTCGCAAAAAAGAAAGAACATTATGTTAATAATGCTGAGTTCCTTGCTGCTATCGTAAAGTATAAGGACAAAGTTATTATTGCTCAAGAGAAAGGTCTTCCTAAACCTCGTGTCAGTAATTACATTGGAGGATGCTTCTTAAAAATAGCACAGCATTTATCATATAGACCAAACTTTATCAACTACATGTATAAAGATGATATGGTTTGTGATGGAATAGAAAATTGTATACAGTACATAGATAATTTTGACCCTGCTAAAAGTAAAAATCCATTTGCATATTTTACACAGATAGTTTACTATGCATTCCTAAGACGTATTGCTAAAGAGAAACGCCAGATGGATATCAAAGATAAAATCTTAGAGAAGTCTGGATATGATCATGTATTTTCAGTTGATGGTGAGGCTAGTGCTGACTATACACAGATAAAAAATCGTGTAGAGATGAACACTAAGAGATGAAGATCTTATTAATAACAGATCAACACTTTGGTGTTCGTAATGACAATCTTCATTTTGTTGAACACTATAGAAAGTTTTATAGTAAAATTGTAATACCTTTTATTAAAGCATCAGGTATTAGAGAGATTATAAATCTAGGTGATACGTTTGATAAACGTCGTTCTATAAATTATATGTCTCTGGAAGCAGCGAAGGAGATGTGGTTTGATCCTATTAAAGAACTAGGATGTAACATGACTGCCTTGATTGGTAATCATGACATATATTATAAAAACACATTACGAATTAACTCACCAGAAGAGTTATTAGGAGGATATAATATAGATGTTATCGATGAACCCACTACCCGTAATTATGACGGTACTGACATTTTATTACTTCCTTGGATATGTGATGAGAACTACGACAGAACCTTACGAAGCATCACAGAAAGTACTGCACCTGTCTGTATGGG